ACAGAGACTTGTATGACGGGTGGTAGATGTAGCCGAACTTGCGGTAGAGGGGAAACCCCATCACCGTAAGAGTCATGAGCATATCTTCCTTCGGGCGCAGTCCGTCCCAGAACTTGATCGCACCATCGTAATCAGGGAATGCCTGCCCAAAGCATCCGAACACGATCTCGTCGTAGCCCATCTGCACAGGCACCATGTCATCGGACGCGAGCATCAGGACATCGCCGTCCACGCCCTCCAAGTCCGCGTTGCAAGCCTCAATCTTCGTCTTGGACTCACCGTAGTGGTAGGTGATGTGGGCATTCTTCGCACGGGTATCCAACCACTGACGCATCTCGTCGTTGTTCATGGTGGGATCATCGGTGTCCATCGTGATCACGAATTGAGTATCGTGCCGTCCGCTAAGGAAGGTGAGGTATCGCGTGAACACTGTCTTGAACTTTTCAGGTCGGTTCCGCGTGGGGAACTTGATCACAAGTCTGCTCATAATGAATCTCCGTTGTCACTCTGGTTTCATGTCTTTCTTTGACCGTCCTATGTGGTATTTAGGGCACAGTTCCCACTCGTTCTTTTCCTTGTAGGGAAGAATCTTTATTTTGTTCAGGGGAACCTTTTCAATAGCCTTGTTCTTGTCCACCACTTTCAGCAGCCCCCACTCCTCCAGCAGACACGCAACGGTATTGCGCCGTCCAATGTCCTCGGAGTTGATGGATGTGGGTAGATCATCTAGTGCAAACATTTCTTTGAAGTGCACAATGTAATACTTGCCGCGCTTGTGCAGGATGTGGCACGATTGCCACAGTTTCTTTTCTGTTCGTGAAGACACACCGATACGGGTAAGTGTTTCGCGAACCTTCAGGAAGTCATCGGGTTTTTGCAGTGTAACCTCAAGGAGATCATGCACCTCAAGGTCAATGTAGCGTTCGTTTTGTTCCATGCTATGGTCACTCCTGTTAATACCGAATAGACACGGAACTATTTAGATATTTACTGCTTTCCACCCTTGAAGGTAGCCTTCACTATCTCCCCAATCTCCTCTTCGGTCAAGACTCGTAATGCCTCCCGTGCCTTGCGGGACGATATGCCGTAATACTCCACCAACGCACCCACACGCTCGTCCTCCTCCCGCTTCAGCCACTTGGAGAACCGCTTCCGTGGGCGCACTGCGTGACGTAGGAAGTCAAAGTGCATTTTTGAATCGGTGTGGGGTCGGGTGTTCATCTCGTTCACCATGAACAGGGTGTCGGGGAAATACGACAGGCACCGCGTCACCACGAACGGAGGATACGACTGCTTCGCATACCCCTCGCTCTCGTCCATTAGGGGTTCCTTGCTCACGTTGATGGCATTCAAATAATCAGACAGCCCGTAGGTCACTTGAACTTTACCTCCATCATCAACTGGACCACACACGCGGTCAGGTTGATCTCCGGATCTGCCGCAAACGCTGCCTTGTAGTGGTAGTCCGCAAGGATAAGGATTGCCTGTGGGATGGACGCGCCGTCCAAGTTCTCGTACAGGCAATCGTAGATGGAACGGTAGATGCGGGTCTGATCGTTGTCCAAGTTGTCCACCACCCACTTCCGCACAGACGGGAAATCCTTGCCCTTCATTGCCTTCACCAATGCCTTGATCTGCACATCCCCCATGCTCTGTAGGATGCCCACATCAATCTTCCCGTTCACCGAATACCGCTGCAACTCGTTCAGGGTGCGGCGGAAATCAGGGAAGTGCTTGGTGATCAGTTCCGCAACCACCTTCTGCTCGTAAGCGATCCCCTCTGCCTTCAGGATGTCCTCTGCACGCTGCAAGAACTTTGCTGCCATCTGCGGCTTCTGCTTGTTGGGGATGCGGAAGTCAATGCACGTGCATCGTGAGTGCAGCGGCTCAATGATGCGATTCTTGAAGTTGCACGTGAGGATGAAGCGGCAGTTGTCCGCAAACTCCTCAATGAAACCGCGAAGGGCGGGTTGAGTGGACTGAGCATTTGAATAGTCAAACTCGTCCAATATCACCACCTTCTTCACGCCCTCCGTGAGTGACACGGTGGACGCAAAGTTTCGGATCCGTGTTCGTAGCGTGTCAATGTTGCCGTCCTCGGAGCAGTTGACCACAATGTAGTCGCAGCCCAAGTCATTGCACAGTGCTCGCGCAACAGAAGTCTTTCCGCAGCCTGCCCCTCCGCTAAGTAGGAGGTTCTGCGGCTCGCCACGCCCGACCATCTGCATGAACGTTTCATGCGTATCCTGCGGCAGAATACAGTCTGCCACTTTTTGCGGTCTGTATTTCTCCGTCCAAAGTCCGATTGTTTGTGTAGTAATGTTCATAGTATACATATTACAGGAGGGACGATAGTTTTCAACTAACTACCATGTTTATCTATCAAATAAAAAATAACATAACCAACGAAACTTACATTGGTAAGACAAAAAATGATCCAAAGAAGAGGCTCAATCGTCATTTTAAAAATGCTCGGTTGGGTATCGTTTCTCACTTATACAACTCTATGCGAAAGCATGGAAAGAATGCGTTTTTGTTGACCGTGATTGAGGAAAACATAAACACCGATGATGACCTGAATAAAAGGGAACAATATTGGATTAAACTTCTGTCACCGACATACAACATGACAAACGGCGGTGAAGGTGGCGATATGTCAAAATCTGAAAAATGGTTGAGCAGTATGCAAAAATACCACTCTTCCAAAAAACCACAAGACTACGCCACATACGGAATGCTTGGCAAACATCTTTCAGAAGAAACGAAGAAGCAAATAAGCAGAGCAAACTCGTATCCTGTCTCTTGTGAAGGAATGACATTTGATTCCATAAAACAAGCAGAAGACTATTTCCGTTCTATTGGATGTCCAAAATGCGTAAGGAAGAGATTGGACAATCCAAATCACCCATCTTGGTTCAGGATCAGACCAAAACGCATTTATCCTGCCTCGTAGGTGGAGTTGGCGTTCAGCGCGATCCAATATTGAATGGGTTCATTCTTGTTCGTGAACTGCGAAACCACCCGCTCTGAAATCTCAACAGAGTAGTCACCAGGCAGGATCTTCAGGTTCTCAACGTCAATGATGAACTCAAATGACGCACCTGAAGCATTCTCGCCCACATCCACGGAGAAGGTATTGGAAGTCCTGTCCGTGATGTCCTTCGCGGTCAATTCAATGCGCGACCCGTCCTCGGACGAGCACACGCACAGGTGTGCCACCTGAAGCACGGACGCTGCCTTCATCACCTCCGCAAAATCCTTCGCAGACAGGTCAAACTTCACCACCGTCGTAGGCATCGTGATCTTCTTGTTCGTGGAAACCACCAACTTGGGATCGCAATACCAATACTTGATGTTGGACTTGCCGCTCTTGATGAGAATGTAGTTGTCCTCCAGCACGAACTGAGGATCCTTGAACAGACTCACCGAACCGATGAACTTGTTCAGATCGTAGATGGAGAACCCCCGTGGGAATGTCTCGTCTACACGTGCCTCTGCCATGATGTTCTTCGTGGTTGCCATCGTGTTGATGGTGTTGCCAGCATTCACGATGATTCCTGCGTTGATGCTTGCGAAATTCTTGAGGATGTCAAGAGTCCGCTTGGAGAGGGTAATGGTGCTGGGCTTAGTCATTGTCGTCGTCGCCATAGTAAATATCTCGCTTTCCTGCATTGTAATCGTCCACAAAACGCTTCAAGTCCTGCTTCGCATCGTGTCGGCGGCGGCTCTTGTGCTTCCGCTCCACGTTCTTGCGAGCCTTCTTTGCTGCACGGTCCTGATGGTCGTAGCCATCGTTGAAACTGCCTCTGTCGTTGTTCATTTAAAAGTCCTGGATGTCTCCTATAAGGTTGCGTAGTCCCTTCTCTATCATGTAGTTCAGAATCTTGCCGCGTGAAGGGGTAAACGGCTTATTCCACTCTACTTCAATTCGCTCCTCGTATTGCTGCGGAATATGGAGCAGATCAATGAGAACCTTGTTCCTGTTCCAATTCGCAGCGTGCTTGTCACTAACCCGTCCGTTCTGCGTGTATTCTCCCAAAATCTCTTCCATCCGCTTCTTCGTGACAGGCTTCTGTCGCTTGTCCTCGGTGATGAAGCAATCGTCATCGGAAAGGATGTTCGGAACCCCATCGGACGAGTCTCCACGGACGATATGCTCCAGCAGAAACTCCTTTGGGTTCTCAATCTCCACGAACTTCTTGAGGATGGGCGAATACTGCTTCACATTGGGGTGAATGTGGAGTTGCCCAAAATCCTTGTCCCCACTGAGAATAAGGATCTTTTCGCTCTGCGCGTAACGCTTCACCAAGTACGCAATCACATCGTCTGCCTCGCACTTGGGGACATGGACGCAGCGATACGGGAAATGCTCCGCTACCTCTGCACGAATGTTGTTGATGATGGAGTAGAACCGATCCCACTGCTCCTGATTTTCCTTGCGATCCGCTCGGCGGTTTGCCTTGTACAGCGGGAAGAACTCACGCCGCCACGATGCGCCGCCGTCCTCACAGATCACCAACTCGCCGTACTCCTTGCCGAACTTCTTACGGTACATCCTGTACGTGTTCAGCACCATGTGACGGATCATGTCCTCGTCAACGCTCTCCACGTTCTTTTGGTGTGCGAAAATGGAAGAGAGAATCACTTGTGTGTTGTCAACGAGAATCATTACTGTACCTGTAGGATGAGACAATGGGTGTTTACGCGACCTGTGGGTGGAGCAGCCTTTGTCTTCACCCCATTGAGATAACGCAATGCGGATGAGAATGTCTTGCGGCAACCACCACCGTTCTTCACGAACTCTTCGGGCTTGCGCACAGTCTTCTCAAAGGACTTGTCCGTGTCGTAGCCGATGATCGTGGATCCCTTCACCGAAAGCCCTGCCTTCGGCTCTGCTGCCACGAATACCGTTGCCTTGTTTGTCTTGGTGTTGAACACGATCAATCCTTGTGACCCAATGATACTCTCGGGACGGGCAGAGTCAACACCCATCTCTGCACTTCTGCTCAAGTAATTTAATCGCTTCACCAAGGCATCGGCACTTTTTGCTTTTCGCTTGCGGGGCTTTCGCGATGCCTTCAGCACTCCCATCGCGTTATCAAGTGAAGAAATGCTTTCTTCAAATATTCCGACAAGTGTTTTCAATTGCCGCCGATTCAAATATGAATACCCCTCCACGTAGTCAGGGTCGCTGCCGTCAAAGGCTAGGGACAGTTCATGGAATGTCCGCAGCAGCCGCTCTTTCACAATCATGATGGTGGGGCGGTTTAGTTGCTGTGACTGTAGCCACGCCTTCAGGGGGTTGTCCTTGCTTTTCGCAAGCACTGCCTCCAACGTGGCATCAAGCACAGGCTCAAGGCTTGTGAGGATGACATTTGCCTTTGCCTGTATCCTGTCTTGCACCGAAACCGTTTCCGCCACGGCAGGAGCCTTGTGCGCCCGTGCGCTCGCCAGCAGATCCTCAATCTCCTTCAGGGCAGCAGGCGGCATGGGCAAACCACGGCTTGCCATACGACAATACGGTGCAACCTCCTTGAAGTGATACTTGTCCGCACGATGGCAGATGTCCGCGTCTGCTCCACGCCCCACGGATCGGAGCCACCGCTCCACCCAATCCTTGGACTGTGCAATCTTGAAGTTCTGCCTGTACCAATACAGTGCCTTGAATACTGCGGAATCCAAATCGTCCCCCTTCAGGGAGGGATCAATCTGCGGTTCCGCGCCACCTGAAAGGATGCGGTTCGTGCGCTCGGTTGAAAGTTTTCTCATGGTCAAGTCAGTCGGCTAAAGTTGTTGGACTTCTTGAAGGTAAGTATGTTTTGGAACTTGTCAAGCAGTTGGTCTGATTTATGCGATATTACAAAAACATTGTTGCTGTTGCCCATGCCCTGCAATATCTTAATCACTTCTTCTGTGCCTACTGCGTCAAGTGAAGAATCAAACACCTCGTCCAAAATAAGCAAGTTGGTGTTTGCGCAATTCTTCATTCGTGCAATGTCCCGCCACGCAAGGAGCAGCGACAGGTCAATGCGCAGTTTCTCGCCCTCGCTGAAGTTCTCGTAGGAAAACTCGTCACGGTGGCGGCTCTTGATGATCTCCACGAAATCCTCGTTCAGCGTGAACTGGGCAAAGAAGTCCATAGAGATGAGATACTTGTTGATGATCTTGTTCAGTGCAGGAATATACTTGCGGATGATCTTGCGCTTGATGCCGCTGTCCTTCAGGAGAACGGAAGCAATCTCCATTGTGTGCAGATCGTGCACCAGTTCCCGCTTGCGATCCTCTGCGCCGTCTGCGTCCCGCTGCAATCCGCTCATGGCATCCCGTTCGGTCTGCAAGGACTCCCGCTCACGGCGGGTCTTTTCGGACAGTTCCTGCAACTGTGCAATGTAGCGTTTTGCGCTTGTGATGGCAGAATCTGCACGGTGGGATTCCTGCTTCTTGCGTTCAATCTCCGCAAGCACCTCGCTCTTCGCGTCCATCTCTGCCTTTGCAGCGGTAATCATGCTGCTCATCTTGGCAAGAGCAGCATCCAATTCGCGCTCACGGGACTCCTTCTTGCCCATCATCTCCTTGCGGAAATCCTCCGACAGAGAGTGCTTGCACACAGGGCAATCGGTGTTCTGCTCGTAGAAGGTCTTCTCGTCCTGTGCCTTCTTCACACTCGCACCCATTTGTCGCTTGAGGGAGTTCATCTGTGACAACTCGTCTCGCCGCTTTTCCACATCCGCAACGCTCTCAAGTAGTGCAGAGATCTCCTCCTGCAACTGTGCCTTGCGCTCCAGTTGTGCCTGTAGGTTGGCGGCTTCAGCGCGTTCGCTGTCCCCGTATGACTGTAACTGGCTGTCGGACTTGTCCTCAATCTTCTGCACCAATTCCCGCTTTGCGTCTATGCGCAGTTTGAGATTTGCGATCTCGCTCTCGGCATCCCGCAGCGCGTCCTTTGCACCCGTCAACCGCCCCTTCAGGGCTTCGTTCATCTTGGAGAACACATCAATGTCCAACAGGTTCTCCACGATGTTCCTGCGGTCAGCAGCAGGAAGCCGCATGAACGGCACGTAGTTTGTGGAACCAAGAATGACTACCTGACAGAAAGTCTTGTAGTTCATCTTCAGAATCTGCGTTTCAAGTATTCCCTGATAATCCTTTGCGTTCGCAGTCTGCTCCACTTCCTTGCCGTCCTTGATAATGGAGAAGATCTTTGGAGCCATGCCGCGCACCACCTTGTAGTCGCTGCCGTTCACCCCAAACTCTATCTCCACCACACAATCCTTGCCGTTGATGGTGTTCACCAGTTGCGGCAGGTTGATGTTGCGGTATGGCTTGCCGTAGAGCACAAACGTGAGCGCATCCAGCATGGTGGTCTTGCCTGCACCGTTCTCACCGCATATGAGGGTGGTTGCTGCCTTGTTCAGCCGCACCTCCGTGAACACGTTGCCTGTGCTGAGGAGATTCTTCCACCGTATGGTCTTGAAGGTAATCATGATCTGCTGCTCTCGTTGGAGATACACTCCGTATACAGGTCACGCACAAGGGTCTTCAGCCGCTTGGGATCACCAACGTTCTGCAAGCCCTCAATCTCACGGTTTATGACGGACAGCGTGTCCTCCGCAAGATCCACGTTCTCCTCCTCCGCGCTCTCAGGTTGGAAGTCCTCAATGATCGTTACTGCGTGAGGGGAGTTTGCGTAAACCGAATCCACAAACTTCTCAAACAGATACGGCTTGGTCTTGTTCTTTACCACGATGCGAACATACTTGCCGTTCGTGCGCTCCGCGTCCACCTTCACGATGCCGCTCTCCTGCATTGCGGAATCGTCCCACTCTATCTGCGTGAATATGGTGTGAGGATTCTTCACGAACTCCAATTCCCGTGTCTCCGTGTCAAGGATATGAAACCCCTTCTTGTCGCCGTAGTCGTTCATGGTGATCTGATACGGGCATCCCAAGTAGTGAATGTTGCCGCGACTGTGGCGGGTGTGAAAGTGTCCTGTGTAGACCGCATGGAACTTCTTGAACAGTTCCGCGTTCATGCCTCCGTCAAATGTGGTGTTGCGCAGCACCTGAAACCCGTGAAGTTCAAGGTGTCCGCATAGGATGGGTGCATCGGTTTCGTTGATGAACCGCAGCGACTCCTCTTCGTTCTCCTTGTTGATCCACGGCAGAAGGGCAATACCCAAACCGTCAAATGGAAGCACGATGGGCTTCTCGTGGACAATGAACTTGTCGGAGAACAGTTCCTGAAGGGAATTCACCTCGCTCTTGTTCTTGTAGAAGATGTCGTGGTTTCCAAGAATGCAGTGCATCTCTGCACCACTATCGGTCAACTGCTTCACGAATCCGTTCCGCACCGCATTGAGGGTAAGGAAGTTCACGAACTTGCGGCGATCAAGGAAATCGCCCAAGTGGAGAATGGTGCGGATTCCCTCTGCTTGGATGCGGGGAAAGAACGTGCGGTCAAAGAACCGCATGAAATGCTCAAGGAAGATGGGGTTGTCGTTCCTTGCGCCAAAATGTGTATCGGTCACAATCGCGATTTTCATATACAGATCACTTCTTCTTGGGCTTCTTCACCTTTGGCTTCTGTGTCGTCTTCGCGGTCTTCTTGGGCTTCTTCTTTGGGGGCTTCGTGTCTGTGGTCTTCTTCTCAAAGTTCTGCACATCGTTCTCGGTGAGGACGCTTGGCGGGGTCTTGCTCCCGTCGCCCATGTTCATGTAGTTCTCCTTGAACCACGATTTCACGGACGAGTCTGCGTCACTCATCTCTATCTTCTTCAGTTTAATGTAGATCTGCTTCTTCTCCTTCTGTATTCGCCGCAGGAACGCGTAGTAGATGATCTGCGTGAAATACGAGAAAGGATTGCTGGACTTGGACGGATCAAAGTTGTATGCGTAGAGCAGGCAGTTCTCTATGCCATCGGAGATCATCTCGTCCCGATACGGATAGTTGATGAAGTTGGGCTTGCGGGACAGGTTCTCCGCAATCTTCATGAAGCACTCGCCAATGTATGAAGTCACTGGTGGATGCGGTGTGCCACTCTTGTTCGCGGCATTCACGCCCTGTTTCCACGCCTTCATCTCCTGAAAGAACTTTTGGTTGTCTATGTAGTGGTCGTTGCTGCTTTTCTTTTTAGCCATGCTCTCTGCCTTTCATGCTGTATTGTGGCTCACGATTCATGTGATGTCAAGCCCCTACTCCTTACTTTTTTCGGGAGGTGGGGGATTGTCTTTCAAGTAGTCCTGAACGTATGGCGACCAATCGGTGTGCTTGTTTCCAAATCCAGGCTTCTTCTTCTGTTCGTCGGTTGGTTCTTTCCACTTGTCCTTGGGCGCACCCTCTTTCTTGGGTTTCTTAGTGGGTTTGCCCTTTTGGTCATCCAACTCCTCAAGTAGATCTTCCATTTCCATTTCCATAAACTCTTCTATGGAATCCTTCAAGTAGTCCAACACACCACTCTCTATCCACTGGTTCATCGTGTCTTGTGGAATAATGAACGAGAAGATTATTCCAGAACCACCAGGCTGCGGTGGAGGAGGACCGAAGGGTGAAGGAAATGACCCGTAAGGATCTAGGGGCGGCTTTATGCCCTTCTTATTCTTCATCTCCTCGTCATACTGCTTATACAGGTCTTCCATCTGCTTGTCTATGGAAGAGATCATGTCCTTCAGTTCCTTGTCTGACAGTGGAGAGAAGTCTTCAGGTTTTGGCTGTGGCTGTGGCTTCTTCTTGTTGGTTGGCGCATAGGAAGACGGCATCATCGGTGGAGGTGGAATATTGCTGCTCTTGTCCTGCACCTCCAACTGCTGATCGTAGAGTGCCACCATGTCGGGATCAGGCGGCAGGTCCACCACGATGAAGTCGGTGGGAATGTCCGCAGCAAGATCGGTGGTGCAGCCCAACCAATCGCAGAAATACACCATCTGCTTCTTCACGCCAGTGAACGGATCCGAAACCACCGTGTTCATTATCTTCAGGGGACGCACAAGCCGAATCTTGTCCTTGCTCTTCCCCGCAATCTTGGCAATGATCTCCTCGCCGCTGCGGAGTTTGAACACCCGTAGTTCAGGATTCTTGCGTTTTCTCATGAGTCCTCTCCCAAGTTTATGCGAACTACCTTGTGGTCAAACCCCTCTGCCTCGTAGAGCCGTATGCGCTCGTTCATGTGGCGGAAGGTGTGGTTCTTCCACGATTTCCAAGAAAGGTCATCACCGATATCGTAAAGACGCGCCACCGACTTGTCCTGTGCCACCCGCAATTGCCGCCCAATGCTCTGTAGGACGCGAATGCGGGATTTGGATGGAGATGCGAATATGATGTTGTTCAATCGCCGTATGGAGACTCCTGTGCTGAAGGTTCCGTATGAAGCAATGATCACCGCGTCCGATTCGCTCTCAACAATCTTGCGTATCTCTTCCCGCTCTCCTGCCTCTGTTCCTCCATACACGAAGAACACCTTGCGATTGCCTGGAATGCAATCCTTCACTAACTTATGTAGCACCAATCCGTGATCCTGCACAAACTGAAATAATATGAGGGTATTGCCCTTCAGACGGGAACACAGGTTTCCGATGAAGCGGTTACGACGATCAGAACCCACGATCCACTTGATCTCGTCGGGATACTTTGCCCGTTTAATCGCTTGGCGATCAATGTCGGGATACGACAGCACAATGCAGTCAATGTGCAGATCACTGAGAATCTTCTTCTCCATGAGGCTCTTTGTCTTTGTCACCTCGTATGCCTTGCCGAACAGCCCCTCTAGCACCAGTTTATGCGTGTTCGTCCCGTCCAGCGTTCCTGTGGTGCCTACCCTGAACGGGCAGGACTTCAGTTTGGTCATGATTGCCGTGAGTGACTTGGACTTGAACAGGTGGGCTTCATCACCCACAACCGCTCCGAACTGCTCAAAATACTTCTCTGTCTGCTTGAACAGAGACTGCCATGTAGACACCACCACGCGCTTGCCTGTGCTCTTGTCCACACCTGACATGATCTTGTGGCAGTTCTTCGCAGTGTCCCACCCATTGCCGCCAGAGTAGTCATCAAAGTCTGAAACCATCTGCTCCACAAGCGAAACGGTGGGGACAATGATCAGCACCTTCTTGTCCTTGGGGATCTTGTCCAAATAGTATCGGAGCAGCGCGTAGATGATGAGACTCTTGCCTGATCCTGTGGGCGACAGTAGCAGAGCACGCTTTTGCGACAGTGCGTGCTGCACTGCATTGACTTGGTGATCGTGAGCACGGACTGCTTTGCCGTTCACATGGACATTGAGAAACTCCTCCATGTATCGCCGCACATCGTCGGTGCTGATGGGTTGTGCGCTTTCGGCAGGCAGAGCGCACGTGTATTGGCGATCTGCCGCAAACTTGGAGATGTAGTCCACAAGACCACCGTAGATCAGTCCGCTGTGGACATTGAACAGTTTGATCTCTCCGTTCCACAACCGTGCACGATACGCAGGCATGAACTTGTAGCCTGGAACCTTGAACGTGAAGTAGTCGGAGAGTTCCAACGCAACAGAGCGGTCGCACTTTACGCGAACATGGACGGAATCCACTTCTGTTACGTCAATGTCTACCACTACGCCAAGTCTCCGTTACGAATGTATTTGCTGTCAAATCTTATGGATTCCTCAACTCCCAAATCACCACTCCACCCTACAAGATTTATGCCGCTGTCGTACATCATCTCCAAGCCTTGCGCAATGCTGCTGTCCCAACGCTGCGGGGTGGCTTCCACAATCCTACGAAGAGTAACAACGCGCTCTATGCCAAAATGGATGATTGCACGGGCACACTCTGCGCAACTTGCCCATGTGGTGTACATCGTGGTGCCACGCACGGGAATGCTGTTGTCAAGGGTTCGGAAAATGACACTGCGCTCTGCGTGCTCTCCGCAGGCATATGTCATGTCTCCGTCCTTCGGATATCCGCTGCTTGCCAAGCGGTCGGGTATGCGATTCCAACTCTTCATGATCACACCCACACTCGGCAATACTATCACTGCACCCACTTGAGTGCGTGGTGCAGTGCTGTATCGTGCGGCTCGCCACGCATCCTGCAAGTACATACGATCCACCCACCACCCATCAGGATCTTCTTTCAGGTACTTGCTCAAGTCACTGCCCATTGATGAACTTTCTCCACTCTATGGCATTCTTTATTTTCCAATGGCGGTTGTTCAGTTCCTTGATGATTTCCTCAAGAAGCGAGATCTTCTCATTTTGATACTCAATCTTCATGCGCAACTTGCCCAATTCCGCATCGGACTCCAAGTACAGATCAAGATCATTGCGCAGCACCTTCAAGGCAAACGGCTCCCACCCACGTGCGAGCAGTTCCTCCTGTGACATCTTGCCTGTGTAATATTCCCACTTCGTCCGCATGAGAACGGATAGATCATGCCGCATCTTGGACAGGCACAACTTCTCGTCTGTGAGGAAGTTCAGATACTTGCTGTGGAGTTGTGGAATCTTCAGGGACTCCAAGTCCATTGCGCTTTCGTCAAGGGCAACGTCTTTTGAGATTTCTTTGCGCAGTTCGTCTAGGGTCATAGTATCTCCGTGCGCAGATCATAACGCACAGCGCAACACGGTCAAGACTCAAATCAGTATTTCAATACACTTCAATATTGTAATTGCGATACGCAAAGGTGGCAGTTGCCTGAAGTGCTTCTGGATCCATTACCGAAGAACTGAAATCCAACGCGCTGAGGGTGCGGGGATACAGTCCCTCAAAAGTCACGCTCATCTTGGCGTTCTTGGTGCTGTTCAGGATATACAGATTTGCTGTTGACAGGTGGCGATTGATGGCAGCGAATTCCTCAAAGCCTTCCACTTGGGTGCAAGAACGCATCCAATTGAAAATCTCAAGCCAATTCTTCATTTGCTCGTCCACAACAAAGGTAATGCTCAACTCGTCAAAATCCAACTTGGACGGGAACTTCAAGGGCACGAACAGGTTGGGCATCTGCACTTCGCTCAGAGTCACAGTGGGGAGCGATGCAGTTTGACAGAAATACGACACCGTTGGCAATCGGTCTATCATAAACCGATAGTAGGTCGGAAGCAGAGGATTGATGCGCTCTGGATACCGATCCTTGATGTCTTGAGGAATTACACTGAAATCATAGGGTAGTGCCATAACAGTATGTAGAAAAGAAAAAGGGGAGGGGTTTTAGCCCCTCCCCCATTCCTTTTGCCTTTGCAGCGTTCTATTACGATGCTACGCCGTGGAGGTTGTCCACGCGGAAGATACGGTAGTAGACGTTGCTGCGAGCCTTCAGACCGCCCAGACCCTGAGTTGAACCCTCAGCGAACGGATTCGCGACCATGCCGTAGCGGGTCTTGAATGCCATCTTCGGCTGGAAGGTGGTCTGATCAACGGCGCGCATCATCTGGAGCGGCACGTACGGGCAGTAGAAGATGCCTGCATCGTACGGGCTGGTGCCCTTGTAGCCGACGCACACGAAGTTCGTGTTTGTGCCGCTAGCGATGTCCTGGTAAGGATCAATGTAGACCTTGATCTTGCCGTTGAGCGTACCTGCGAAGGTGTTGCCCGTGTCATCAACGTCAAGGCTGACATTGAGGGCTGGCGAGATGTTGAGGAAGCCGCCCATTGCGAGGGCACTTGCAACGTCTGCGGAGCAGATGATGAAGTTACCCTTGCCACGACGGGTTTCCTTAGCGATCACGTTGCACTCACGCTCAATCTGGAACATGAGTCCACGGAACTTCTCAGCCGACCAACGACCATCCGAGTCCTGAATGAGATCGTATACGCCACCGATTGTACCAGTCAGACCGCCAGAGACAGTCTTGTAGTACAGGTCGCTCTGCTGTGCACCCAACTTCGCAGAACGATAGACGTTGCGAACAACCTCGCGGTTGATTTCAGCAAGGATTTCCGTGCTGAGGATGTTGGAGAGTTCTGTCTCAGCGTCAAGACCGTGAACAGCCTTGAGATCCTGAGCCAACTCAATGCTGTACGATGCAGCAAGCATACGGGTAGCAGCCTGAACGCCGACGCGCTCAATGCTGAATGCCATCTGCTGAGGAGCATTGCCTTCACCAAACGAAGTGGTGAGAGCAGCACCAGTGGTAAGACCGCTGACGGTGAGATCGGTGGAACCAAAGAACGGATCAACGCCGTTAGCAGAGGTGTCT